GAATTTAGTCTCAACCAATCCTGTCAGATCTAATTAAGCTGAGGAATATCGACGGCATTGATAATCTCGGCCTTAATTTGCTCTGTTTTAGTTGTAAATTCACTTAAGATATTCGTCTTAATTGTATCCACGTCAATACCAGCAACTTTAGATTCGACGGCTTGAATCTTAGCGTCCTGATTTTGCACGGATTTTGATTGTTCTTCTTTGATCGCATCGACCTTGGCTGTCACAGCCGTAAGAACATCGTTCCGGATCTTAGCAGTGTCGATAGACTTGATCACACGATTGAGAATGTCATTCTTAAGAGCGACAGTATCAATTTCAACTCCATCTTTACCTGTAAGGCCAGATTTAGCAATAACTTTGTCAATGACGCTTCGCAAGAAATCGGTATTAACCACATCGGATCCCACCTCGACGTAGATCTCACCATTTGTATGGAAGTCACGGACAAATAAGTACTTATCTGCTCCTGTATAACCACGGTCAGCTCCGTCTTCATCCTTTGGAGAATATACATCGAACTTGACAGTGATTGGTTCAGATAAGAATGACGATTTAGGGACAACGATTTTAGCGTAGCCCGTATAATTAATTAAATTATTAGGAATTTCAAGATTAAGACACCCAGTAGTAGGTTCAAATTTAGCTTGAATTTCCTCAGAAGTATCATGAGATGTCCTAAACAAGACACCGGAGATAACCTCTGTATCCCCGGCACTTGGTTCGGCAAATTTGATACTTAAGCTGCGATCTGTACCGTCGTCGACGATAGTCACAGGCGTATCTAAATATCGCATTTAAGCCTCCTTGTGTTATTGTGTAGGAGTGTTCTCCTTAGCGAATGGATATGACACGGCAATTCCGTTTTGTCCGAAATATCCGTTTTCTTTGAATTCAGAAGCGGATTGTCCAGAATATGTGAATTCACGGTTTGCTTGCACGATGACAAGTTTACCTTCACCATCAACCTCAGTATGACTTGGGTCATTGACTGTGAAGATGTCTTGGGCTTTGATTTTCATGCCATCGGTAGCAGCAGGGAGTTGTTCTGCAAATTGTTTGTAGACAACACCATATTTAACACCATCGCTCATTACAGAATTGATAATAACTGTATGAGTCAGTTTGTTGATCTTTTCAATGGCTTCTGCGTTACTGTTGGATTTCGTATTCGCATTGTCGATCTCCTTAACAATTTCTTGTTGAGCAAATTCTGAGAAATTCGTGTAGAATTCCTGACGTTTGATTTGCTTCAACAGATCATCATGGTCTTTTGATGTTTGGTCACCATTTAAGACGTAGTCCATGACAGCAAAATATGGATTATCTTGCTTAATGGATACAACTGTACCTGTGATGTTACCATCAGAACCATAACGTGGATATACGTTTGTTACTTTAAATTCACCATAAATACCCATTATTTAGTTTCCTCCGTTTTGTGTGGATCTGGTTCACCTTCTAGCTTACGCAGATCGTCCTTAAGTTGATTGTTTTCATCGAGCAAAGAATTATACTCTTTTCGGAGTTCCTCTTTTTCCTCGATAAGTTTGTTGTGTTCTTCTTGAAGATTGTTATAAGCCTCAAGATAGAATTTGGCTTGTGCAGTAAGCAAAGCATTATTTTTTGAAACATTCAATAACGTGTTAGATAACTCGTCAAAAGATGCTTTATATAATTGTTCGTCGTTCATTTATTCTCCTTTATCTGAAATGGTATTTATTTATCACGCCACGTATATGTCTTTTCATATCATCATCTGTAAAGTCATAACCAAATTTATTCATTATGCCAAAACAAGTAAGAAGATCCCATAAATAAATACCCACATCAGTTCCGCCATCACCCAAATATAGCGAATCGATATATGCTCCCTTAAAGTGCTTATCACCACGTCCAAGAAAGTGTTTTATTTTTTTCTCGTTCATAGGAATTATGTAGTTATTTCCATCATCCGTATTGTTATGGAAGATAAGAGGACTGCGATACTTATCGTTTGAATACATGGCTATACGGTCAGCAACGATCTCGTAAAAAGATTCATTGACGCCATTACCCCTACCTGACCAAAGTCTAGTTCCAGCAAAGGTCGAATTTTCTGTTGACTCAGATTTATCATGGTTAGTTCCTAAAACAATCATGGCTGCTTTATTGTCTCTGAATCTTTCCGCAATAAAACCACTTCGTGTAAATTTTAAGAATTGTGATGAATTAGTTTCATCAATTCTTCGAATGGTACCCGTGTCGGAATATAAATTCAATGTACCATTTTTTAGATCAAATACTGTAGTATCGTTTAGAGATCGTAATTCACCACCTCTAACCCTAGCAGCACTCATTGTACCAGAAACAATATTGCTTGCGTCAATGTTAATGACTTTTACTCTAGCCGCATTTAACTCCCCAGCAGTAATCTTCCGAGCATTCAGATTCTCAATCCAACTCTCTTTGATAAATGCCGTACCATTAGCGATAACATCACCATCCAACACAATGCTTTTACCTTTTAGACGTAGTCCTGATTTATCAGCATTAATTGCAGTGATCACGTCTTTAGGACCAGCTAGACTTAATGCCCAGGCGTCGTTCTTCTGAGATACGACGGTTGAGGATACTCCGCCAGATGGCTTGTACCGTCCAACAGTACCTCCACGCACCAACATAATTTCCTTAATACCAAATCGACCTTCACCAGTTAATTTGATACGGAATGAGAATCGGCCATTATATCCGTTGACATTATCAAATATATGCTGACCAACTACATCAAATGTATCTTTGGTATAGGTTTGGTATTGATAGCCAGGTTGTGCTGTAAGTCCTTTAGTATATACCGGCGTTCCGTTGTTATCGATAATTTGCAATTCGACATTCATATCTTTATTGCCTCGATAAACTCCGGTTGCGTCCATGTGGTATTTGCAATAGAAAGTATACTTATCACCATCTTCCATTTTGTCTATCACCAGAGGTAATGACACAAATGCGGAATTGTTTGAATATGTTCCATCGTAACTGCCTTTAGAAAAATAGAAGTACTCTGCACTTCCGTAATTTCCAGGTCTAGTAGATGTCGTGTATCCATCAACTCCGTTAGTGAAGTTACTTAATTTAGCGGATAAGAACGTGTCGGTATCAACAATCAAGTTGTCAGTCGATTGTGATGCATTTGTAATAACCGTACGGATCTCGTCACTGTTTTGGATTAACTGGGAGATAGATGTGGTAATACCGTTTTGAGTCGTACCAAGAGTACGTTTGTAGGTATCTACAGTCTGTAGGACTTCTTGGAATTTCTCACTTGAATCGAGATCTATGTCCTCATATGCTGGAGCATAATCCGTCCACAAATCTCCATCCCACATCATCGCATCTTTAATATCAATAGCGACATTAGTACCTGCCGCTTTACCAGCGACGTCAATACGGAATCTAATTTGCATACCATTATTAAGAGAATTCTCAGAGATATTAAAGTAACCAATTTTGGTTTTGTATGCGTCTGATGTGGATACGTCCCATTCGTCTTTGTTGTATTCTCGTGGTAATCCGAATGTGTTAGACCCATTAATCCATTGAAGATAGCCGTTCGCTGAATAAACCTCCGGAGAAACCCGCATACTTGTGATACCAGGAGTGGTTGTACGAGTCTTGAATTGGACATTCATACGGTCACCGACTTTGTACCCACGTTCTTTGAGGGTCTTTTTGTCGATAAACCAATATCCACTAATAACCTCCCAGGCATTATTACCTTGTTGATTTGTTATAGGACCATTGAAGTGGATTTCACTCTTAGTCCCAGCTAGGAAGTTACGACTACCGTATTTCTTAGGAATCTTTTGGTCAATAACTGAGGTTAATTCGGTCTTGATTTTACCAGCTTCCTGAGTGACACGAGTCGCAATATCGGTGGTACGAGCATAATCCACTAAACGGTTGTTGAGTTGGGTTTGGATTTTACCATCAACCAGATTAAATTTGGTATCGGTATAAATCTCGGCTTCTCTAGCTCGTTTAGGAATCTCGTCCAACATTAATTTGGCTTCAGTAGCAGTGATACGAAGTCCAATTTCTTTCTCGGATTGCGTGATTGCCGATGATACAGCAGATGTAATCTTACCATCAACATCTCTTGTTGCTTTATCGACAGAAGTCTGGATACCGTCGATCCTTGTGGATAAGTTTGTCTCAACAGCAGTAACTTTCCCACTAACAGTATCCAAATCCGTACGAGATACCTTAGCGGAAATCGAGTCTTTAATAACCCTCAGTTCCGCAGAAGTACTTGCTGCATTCCCATCAACCTTCTTCTCAAGGTTTTGTGCAGCGATTTTGATTTCGTTAGCTTTCTGGTCAATCGAGGTTGAAACCTTGCTGATCTGACCATCGACAGTTGACTTGTATTGGCTTATAGCGGTTGAAATCTTGTTTGGAACTAGATTAAGTTCGGCTTTAGCTGACTCAATCGCACCGTCAAGATGGTTTACTGTTTCTTGATCAGCTTTAGCAGCCAATCCAGTATTGAGATGTTGGATCTCAGCAGCATTTGTGGTAACTCGACCATCAGTATCAGTAATCCGACGCTTCATCGACGCCAAATCACCGTCTACAGTAGATTTGTAGTTCTTCCACTTCTGCTCACCATCTGCAGAACTAGGCACCCAGCCAGTAGCTTTAGTACCTTCTTCAACTTTCCACTTGTATGTGTAGAGATTTGTACCGTCAATTAGTCCTGTCTCTTTAATACTTAGTAAAATTTGATTATTGCCAAGACTAGGATATGTCACAGTAACATACTTCTCAGTCCCTGGAGGAACCTCAAATATAGCTTTACCATTGGTTGGTACTAGATCCACACCATCGATACTTACTTTAGTATCTGAGTCATATGGAGTCAACTCAATTTTACCCTTAGTCACACTTGTATTTTTAACAAAGAATGACCAAGTGTATGGAACGGAGTAGTTTTTGGCTTGGAATGGCATATCGAAATGGTTATTATATGGAAACCCAGAGATTTCATCAATCAGTAAATTCCGAGCACCTAGGATTTGGCCATTTTGCATACCTCCTCCACCTTGGACGACGTTCCAATCCGTACCATCTCCACCATTCATTTCCAAAGTACCATCAAGTAAGTTTGGATTTCCTGGTTTAATTCGTTCCAATTCAGTAGCTAGTTGGTCTTTGATATCACTAACTTTGACATTGATGTCGCCATCTAGTTTCTTAAGCTTCTCATCAAGCTCATTCTGAATTGGCGTGAAGTCTGGTCGCCAACGTTTCTCAGCATCGGCAATAGCAGCATTTATGGACTCTTGGACATTGTTATTAATATCTTGTTTAGCAGAGTTAATAGCGTCGTTTACTTTGTCAGTAACCTTCTGTCCAAAATTAGCGTCGATGACAAGAACCCAGTTCTCGCCGTCAAAACGCCACATCTCAACTTCACCCTCACCACCAACAGGTTTAAACCACAAGTCGTCTTTGGACACCTTCTCACGAGGAGGTTCCTCAGGTCCATAGAAGTTTTTGTTTTTGTTGTTGGCTGATGTGAGGATTGTATGGATCAATCCATCCTTCTCACCGTAGAGAGCATTATTGACAATTTTGTTTGTCAAGTCTTGCCATTGGGCTTTCTGTTGATCGGCTAAACTAGCTCGACCAGACCCACTGGAACTTGCCTCGATTTTGATGATTCGTTCCCGAAGAACATCATACACAATCTTACGGACTTTGACAGTTACGTCGCAGTCAATCTTAGGCACATAGACGTCCACCGTATCACAAAGTTGAATCTTTTCAAGAGCTTGAATGATACGTCGATCCCATTCTGTGGAATCTTGTAGCGGAATCATCTCTACTTCAACGCTCAAATCTGGTTTATCAGCATCTTTGTTTTTAGATGTGAAATATGATTGAGCTTTAGCAGTGACTTGTGCTGGAGTAGGAGCTTTCTTCTTAGTTTCTTCCCCTTCTTTATGGGTTGAAGAGTCGTTGAATTCGGAACTCAAATCCAAAGGCACAATTCTTTTAACGAAATAGTCGTCATAGTGAGGAGATTTAATAATATCCCCATAAATAACTTGTTCTGCTTCGTTTTCACCCTCAGGAGTGAATGTCACGTATGGTAAAATACGAGTAAATTTACCAGCCATAGAAGATTTGACTTTAACATTCTTAAGATTCTTGCGTGGACGAATGGTTGTGACGTGATCTTTACCACGTTTGGAGTATAAATAAATCGTATTGTTAGTACGTTTAATTTCTCCACCCCAAGTATCAATAAATGATCCTTCTTCTCCCGCAATAGCGTTAAGAACATTCCGAATATCCATGTTTGTGTCTTTAGCAGTCTGAATATCGGAAATAAAGTTGTACTCAATTGGATCCACAGCTACACGTTTGAGTTGTTCCCAAGCTCCAGACGGTGTTGCAGATTTAATTGAGAGTGGTTTGATGACATTACCAGACAATTCATCAGTCTTAGTAACACCCTTAACCGTAATTTGGTTTGAATCAGCCTCTTTCTCAATCTCGTAAATACGAAATGCGTGAGGTTCATCATAGTCGTTTGGCTTAACCAAAATATAACGGTTTTGAGTGAGCACTTGGGCCCACTCTCCACCGACAGGATATTTTAGTTCAAGCTCAAATTCTGCATTACGAACTTCAGTGACTTCTGCAGATATGGCGTCGTATAAGATCCCCATACCATTAGTATCAAAGACCCGTTCGTTCTGTTCATATAAAATTGGTCTCAAACTAATACCCTCCAATTAGGGGTTAGAGTTATCGTAGCCGGAGCAGTACCCTTAGTGGCTGTAAAATATACCCGGTTTGTCCGAAGATCATTCCCAGGATATAGTTTGAAGAACTCTTTCCCGACAGTATTGTTGTTTTTGTTTGTGATAGTGGATCCTGACTTAGAATATACAATGTATCGAGTGCTATCAATGATGATTGTCTCGTTTTGCATATCCTTGATTGTCATAGCAGTGGATCCAATAGAAATTTTCAAGTTACCCGTAACTCCAGAGAATTGTACTGTTGGTCTGGAGAAATATAAATTAGGATTGTCAATAACCTCACCAGAAGTAACAACTCGTGGTTGGTTATCAACATTATATTTAAACGGCTGACATTTGAGTTTCACTTTGAACGATATACAACCTTGATAGAAGTATTTGTTCTCGTATGTGATCTCTGTCATGATAACTTTGTAAATATGACTTTGATCGAAATATGGAATTAGATCAATCCAATTCCCAATCCCGTTATTAAATAGAAAATTAATTTTATTACGGGCTGATGAAATATCACGATCTGAGTCATTGTGACTTCGTCCGTCGTAGAAACAACTAAGCTCGAATTCGGTTGGCTCATAACCTTCGTCGTCATAAGCCAACTCTCCTTCATAGCCATTTGGTGACTCGAAAGTCACTCTTCGTTTAGGTGTTTCTATATCTGGGCGATCTTGGATAAATACATTATAATCTTCAGACTTGTATCCGTTGATCATAAAATATCCAGGCTTTAAAGGCATCACCATAATACTTCTTCACCTTTCCCTCGACGAGCTTGATCGTCAAAGTCCTTAATATGTTGTTGAATTTCTCTAGCAAGTTGTTTGCCGTCAACTGGTTTACCACCATTGTCCACTTTAACAGTAATAGAGTATTCTTTATTAGAGTTGTCGTAGACATTTGTGTTAGTTGATTGCAATGAACTTGGAACACCAGAATATGCTGGTCGTGGAACATTAGTTGCATCAACACCGATTCCCCGTAGAATGTTGCCATTTTGAAGTTTGTCAAGATTGGTAGTATCGACTACAGGAGTGATGGTTGGACGGTAATCCATGTCCGCAAGCGAATCATCGAGTAACGTTCCAACAGTATTAACCGCATCAGCCACAGCAGAGGCCATACCACTTGCGTGATCGACAGCGAGTGATGTAGCATCGGCGAATCCATTAGCAAAGGTTTTGCCCATCTTCTGAACAGATTTAGGCATCTCTTTAGCAATACCCATAGCAACCCCTTGAGGAATATACTTACCGACATTAGCAGCAAATAACCGTGATGGTGATTTGATCTTCGCTTTAGCTCGAGCAGCACGCTCAGCTTGTTCAACAATCGCATTAGTCGCGGCGATAACAGAACCCAGATGAGCTCTAATACCAGCGGCAACCCCTTGAGAAATCATCGAACCGACATAGACACCACCAGCATGAGCTACACCAGCAGCGGATCTAACTCCGTTTGCGGCTTGCATCATACCTGTGAGAATAGTCACATTAAGCAAGGCCATAGCCATACGCATAGCAGAAACCATTTGAGTTCCGAGTTGGAGCATGGTTGCGTGCATCATTGCACTAGAGCTACGGATTTGGTTGGCCATTTGCATCATAGCTGTCATGATTGTCATCTGCATTGTCATAAATGCCATCTGCATCGACGCTCTCATCATGTTTAGAGACATGTTCATTTGAGCATTGATTTGTGACATAGATGAAGAAATAGCTTGAGCAATTCTAGACATAGACGCGGCCATAGCTGTCGCTGCTTGGTTCATAGAGTTCTGGATAGATTGGACAACGCCCATCATACCAGTCATTACTGTTGTACGTACTAATGCCATAGATGTGGCAGCACTAGTTCCCATCATGGCAAATCCTCGAGCCATACCAGCGGCTGCTTGAGACATACCAGTAGATATAACTGTTGAAACAGATGCCATATTAGTGCGGATTGCGTTCACAACGCTCATCATTCCCATGTTAACAGCCATAACAACAGTAGTCATAGATGTTGCAGCAGATGCTCCCATCAATGCAAAGCCTTGTTGCAATGCGGCACGAGCTTGGTTCATACCATTATTCACAGCATTAACAACCAAAGTCATTGCCATTGTCATAGCAGTACCGAGTACAGCGAATGATGTTGTGGATCCGGCAGCGCTAGCACCAAATTGTGCAAGAGCAGTTCTTGCTTGGTTCATAGCATTACCGAATGCAGTTGTACCATTAGAAATAGATGAGAATGCCGTACTCAAGTTGGCAACAGCAGAACCAGTTGTGCTGAACATCATTCCTAGAGAAGACATCGATGCACCGACCGCAGTTATACGAGATATGAATTGAGATAATGTGTTGGCCACTTTCTCAAGACCCGCAGCAAGAACAGTAATTCCAGGAACAGCTCCCATTGTGGATTGTCCAACACTAGAAAGAGCATTTGCAACACTCTTAATATTGCTAGACATTCCAGAAGCGGACGATTTAATCTTCTCTGATGATGAGGCAAATTTCTCAAGGGCGTCTGCAGCTTTAGGAGCTGATGACGCAGTTGTCTTAAGTGCATTACCCAGTCCAAGAATCAACTTACCTACATCACCACGTCCGTTCATCTTGTACATTACTGTATCAAGACGATCTAAGTCGTTAGTGAAGTTTGGAACAATACCGCCAGCACAGGCTCCGGATAATCCCAGCAATGCTGCAGATATAGCACCAATAGCCGCTGCTGCTTGGAAACCGTTCGAGGCAATAGGACCCATACCTTTACCCATTCTCTCGATACCAGTACCGATATCTTTGAATGCGTGTCCAATTGCTTCGATAATTCCTTTAATAGCGTCACCAACCGATGTAACGATTTTAGAGACACCATTCATCACAGATTCGATACCTTTACCGAATCCTTCAGCAAATTTACCAGCACCTTCGAATGCTTTACCAATTCCTTCAAGAGCAGATTTAACTGCAGAACCAACTGACTCAACAATTGATGCTACACCTTGAAGTGCAGATTGAATACCCTGACCTACTCCTTGAGCGGCAGTACCAATTCCTTCAAATGCTGCTTTAATAGCTCCACCAATGGATTCAACTACTGATGCAACACCTTGTAGGGCTGCTTGAATACCTTGTCCAATTCCGACAAATACGTTCTTAATTGCTTCACCAGCAGCAGAAATAACGTTAGCGAATCCGTTGATTGCACCAACAATACCTTGCATTACCGAGTTTACAATAGACGCGATAGATTGGAATACAGATTGGATTGTTTGACCAATAGTTTGTACTACGGCCACAATAGCATTAGCAACATTTGTAATAGTTTGTCCAATAGTTTGGAAAATAACCACAATATCATTTGCCACAACCTGAATCGTTTGGAATAATGTGATAAACACAGGCGCCAAAGCTTCTACTACTTGTGCGATGGATTGAACAATCGCGATAATTGCATCTGCTAGAGAACGAATAATCACTGCTAAAGACTCGAATAATACTTTAAGCGCATCCATCAATGGAGTGAATATTGGTTCGATTGCTGTGGCAAATTCGCTCAAAGCGCCTAAAATAAAGTCTTTAACAGGAGTAAGAATCTCCGCAAGTTTCTCTAAAATAGGACCAATAAGATTACCAAGTAAGCCTAGAACAATGTCGGTTATTACTTTAAATAAATCAGTTAATGCAGGTATCAACCTATCTTTAACTTGCATCAAACCTTTAGCTAAAGATTCGATAAATTTAACAGCGATTTGCAAACCAGTTTGGACAATAACATCTATGTTTTCCATAAATGCTTTAGCAAATTCCATCAGCAAATTAACGGCTGCTTTAAATATCTGTGGCATTCCTTCAGCAATACCATTGATAATTCCAACAACTGTCTTTAGACCGAATTTGACAAAGTCCGGAATAAGTATAGATAATCCTTTTAGGAACTCGTGACCCAATTGAACAAATGCCGCAACAATCTTAGGCGCATTCTGCGCAATTGTCGTTATGAATTCAACGAACCCTTTTGCTACTTTAGCCATTGCTCCAGGTGCACTTTTAGCTAGAGTGTCAACCGCCATAGCAAATGCTAAGAAACCAGCACCGGCAATAGCTATAGATGCCGAAGCAAGAATTGATGACACACCAAAGCTAATCATCGTACTAGCCAATAACGCTAGACCAGGCGCCACAAATTGCGCTATAGCTGCAGCAGCCAATAATATAGCTAAGTTACCAGCAAGAGCAAGCATACCGATACCAACACCAACCAAATTAAGTTTACTTAATACAGCGATAGGAATTGCCAGCATGTTTAATGCTACGGCAAGAAGTAATATACTTCCAGCTCCCTTAAGACCGACATTCTCAACAGCCTTCATAGCTATCACTAATATACCAAGGGTTGCTCCAATTTCTCCGACAGCGACCAATATCTGTTGCCAATTATGTTTGGCGACTATACTTAAGGCCGATCCGACTGATTGCAATAATACAGCAGCGGCTAACAATGAAACTATTGTAGATGTATTTATCTTATCTTGGTTCAATTTACGTATGGCCAATACGGTTCCGGCCATAACTGCGCCCATAGCTAATACAGAAGCCAACAACGCTGGCCAAGGAATAGCCGCCAGTTTGACAAGTTCATCGCCTATCATCTTCATAGAGATTGCAAATGATAGCACTGCAGCAACAGATGATAGATTGATATTCATACCATCAAGAGCCCATGCGGCGGCAATCAATCCCGCTAACACAAATGACATCCCCCCAATAGCTCCCATGAATTGGCCTGGGTCCATGCTTTTAATGAACGATAAGGCCTTAAGCAAGGTTGTAATACTGAATACGAATGTCAATAAAGTGGCTATGGTCGTGAACTTGATCTTAACATCTTTAAGAGCTCTGGCCGCAAGAACCAATTCAGTTAATAAAGCACCTAAAGCAGATATGCCTTTGATTAATGACTCAGGGTCCATATCAGCTAACTGTTTAACACCACCAATTAAAACTCGGAGAGAAAGCGTTAGTGTTATCAATCCGCCAATTGCTCCCATTTTGATCTTAACATTGTTAAGAATCCGCATAGCTAAACTCAGCTCTAAGAGAAGAGCACCGACAGCACTAATTCCCGAAATCATTTGCTCAGGCGATAAAGCCACAATACTTTTAACAGACCAAACTAATAAACGTAGAGACGCCACAACTGTAAGTATTCCGAGAGACGTTCTTAGATTGATCTTAACCTTGTCCATTATCTTCATTGCGCCGGCAAGCGCTAGAAGCAATGTAGAAACTGAAAGTACACTAGATACTAATTGTTCCGGACTGTATTGCGCTAGTTTTGCTACTGATGAAACAAGAATTCTCAACGATATTGCAATAGCAATCATGTTGAAAACTCCGACTTTGGATTTACCGATCTTTTCCATCATCTTAAGAGTAGATCCAAAGACTTTTGTCAAAGCATATAATCCCAATGTAGCTGCAGCAGCTTGATCGATATTCATCTTAGAAAGTTCAACCATAGCTCCAGCCAATATACGAATTGCAATAGCTACAGCAATGATAGTTCCAACACTAGACTTCGGAATTCCTTGCAGTTTGGATAGATTGGACATTATCTTATTCAACGCATTAAACGCTACCATCATACCGATGATACCTTTAGATAAGTCTTTAATATCGATCTTACTTAATCTAGCTATAGCGAGAGCTAAGATAAGTAAAGCACCAGCTATAGTAATCAATGTGAATGCTCTAACCGTATTGGTGAATGCATTCAAAGTTTCTCCTAACTGGTTGAATATCTTAGAAACTTTACCCATTTCTTCTTCACCAGTCTTAACGAAATCTTTAAATGGTTTCATTAGACCGGTCAGGAATTTCTTGATAATGCCATCTCCAGATTTGAACTGCAAAGCTTTGTCCAAAGCAGCCAATCCCAAACCTGCCGCAATAATATCACCAAGTTGAAGATCTTTGAAGATACCTTTGATAACTGCATAGCTTTTCTTAATTACATTAATGATATTGTCAAATGCACCTTTTAAGAAGTTTCCAATCGCAGCGAAAGGTTTCGTTATACCTGTCAGATTTGAAATAAATGCTTTTAGACCCTCGAAAAGTCCGTCCAAGAATCCTCCATCAAATTTAATATGGAATAAACCTTGGATTGCGTTCTTAATGTTTTCAAAAACTGTAGATATGATTTTAGCGGCAGTTGAAAATAGACCGATTTCTCTAATAGATCCTCTTAATCCTTCAACAAATGTTCGAATCTTAGTCGTTACGTCAACCAAACCTTCGGTGAATGATTTAAAACCAGATCCGTCCCCTTTAGGCATAAAGGCTTTAAAGAAGTCGAATACTAAATCTGCAGCGATTTTGAATAGTGTTCCTAATGTGCTAATCACATTACCAACAGCCTTACCAATGTTCATGATTCCACTCATGATGTTATGGTTACTACGAAGCGAAGCCAAGAAACTAGACACACCATCAGCAGCACGTTTGAACACAAGGATTACTCCATCGAAAGATCCGATTGTGCTCTTAAGACCCATGTTAAATCGTTTCAAAACGGAGTAAACCGTCATAAAAATATTACCCATAAGTCTTCCAGCGGATATAACTAATCCATGAACTGCAGCATTGTTCTTGAGACTGGCCGTAAAATCACGGAAACCTTGAGTTAAACGTAATAAGCGGTACGCCGATTGGTCGTATGTACCAATTACCTCACGGAAACCTTCACGGAAATTTGTCATTGCTTTAAAGATGCCTTCAAAGCTATTCTTAATTCCATCGAATAATGCTTCTTGACCGCCCATGTCTTTCCATGTCTTCAGCATCGCATTACGATAGTTACCAAGACTACGTTCAATCTCTAAGACAGAGTCAAAATATGTACCTTGAGCATCATCAAAATATTTTTGAGTAATTTCACCAACAGATGTCCAAAGACTCTTGGCTTCTTCAAATCCACCAAATAAATATTCCCATGATGTCGCCCAACCAGAACCGATGGATTCTTGTACAGTATCAACAAGTTGTCCAAATGATTTGATCTTTTGGGCAGCGTCCAACATAGATTGGTCCACACTAAAGTCTTTCAATGTGGCGATCAATACATCAGCTGTTAACCAACCATCTTTAAGGGTGTCCCGAAACGCTTTGGTTTCATCACGGGCATGACCCATCTTTTTACCCATCTCAGTCAACGCATCTTGGAATAATTTACCACCCATGTTAGCATTAACCACAGAGTTCCAGTCCATCAAACCTACTCGACCAGAAGCTAGTGCTTGCGATAATTGATACATCGCACGAGACATATCTTCAGTACTAGCACCGGATGCTGCTGCCAAGTTACCGATACCTTTAATCGCAGTAGCTGATTCATCAAGTCCAACCCCTGCGGCAGTAAACGTACCAATATTCTTGGTCATGTCTTTAAACGAGTAAATGGTTTTATCCGCGTAATCATTCAACTGTTCCAAAGTAGATGATACTTTACGCATACGAACTGTTGGGTCTGGAATTGCCCATTCTGTATTCGTCATGATTGTTTGAATAGAACCAAGTTTGTCCTTGTATTCACCTAAACCATCCACAGGTCCGGCAAAGAATTTCTTACCAAATCCGACAGCCTTCTGAATACCGTTTGCTAATAGTTGACCCATAGCAATATCCATAGCTGTGATCGACTTCTGAACCGAAGCAGAAGCTTTCTCAAATGAACTTGAGATTGGTCCCGCATCGAATTTAGAAACTTTAGTTGAAAGATTATCTAAAGATTTAGTAGCCGCTGGGAAGCCTTCATCGTAGTCTGCTTTACGGAACATGTTTTTAATTCCCGATAAAGCATCTGCCAAATGTCCACCAGAAGCTTTCTTAGACAAATTGTCTAAAGATTTTGTAGCAGCTGGGAATCCTTCGTCATAGTCCGCTTTGCGGAACATGTTTTTAATTCCGGACAAAGCTCGTTCCAGCATACCTCCAGAAGCTTTCTTAGATAAGTTATCTAAAGATTTTGTTGCTCCCGGGAATCCTTCATCGTAGTCGGCTTTACGGAATAAACCTTTTAATTTGGATAATATTCCGCCCGTTCGATTAGATGCCGATTCAATGGACGAATTCATTTTGTCCACTGATTTCGACATGTTATTTAATCCCTCAGGACTATCAGCTTTCTTAAATACACTCTTAAGTCTGGCCAAAATACTCGATGTTTTAGAAGTTTTGTCGGCAATATCAGTATTCATTTGATCGATAGATTTGCCGGCTTTACTCATGTTAATACCATCGAGAGATCTTGTAAATAGACCCTTAAGTTTACTTAATAGCCCTTGGGATTTTGTCGTCGATTTTGATACTGCGTCAGGAATCGCATTCATCTCTTTAGCGATGTTCTTAGATGCGTTTCCGCCATTCAACTTGGAGAATGCGGCTTTAAGTTTCTCTAAAGCACTAATAGTGTCTTTAGCGTTCTTAGTGAAACTTTTGTTGTCTAAGGTGACCTTAGCAACTTTTTCATCAACGTATCCCGCCATATGTACCTCCTATTTAACATAGTCAGATAAAATTTTGTTTATCTGTTTCTTATAAACCGAATCTATAGCTTTAACTATATAAGGGTGTGGTGGAACGTATCCGCCAGTTCCAGTTCCGTGTCCGTAGTGAATGATAACAGCGATATTAATGCCTTTATTAATATTGGTATTAAATATCTCAAGTTCTTCGCCACGACCTGTCTTAGTGATTCGGTATCCCCATGAAGCTGCTGTTTTTCCAGATCTAGATGGGGTTGATGCTTTTAGCGCATTTACAATCGAAGTGCCTAATGATTCCAGAGAAGTAGTACGATTCTTTTTTAAAAATCGTTCTAGGTTCTTGAAATCTCCCGAAACGGAAATAAAATCATCCATGTAGTTTTCTCCTTTCCGCTTCTTCTGCACGTCGTTTCATAATTATAGCTCGCTGCTCCGCCATAGCCTCTTCTTTTGTCATTTTCTTAGGTGGCTCTTGTAATGCAGCGACACTATTCAACAAAATGATTAGTTTGTTTAAGTTTCGATCTTCCCAGTCGAACGGAATATGGTTAAGTGCCATATGAGCATAAATTATCTCAGATGTAAATATCTTCTTACGTTGAGCAACTGGTCGAGCACTCCCTGTTGGTTTGGGGGTAGTTGTCGCCGATGGTGTATGACCCATATACTCAATAATCTTTTTAAAATCATTAGGTGACAATTTAGAAGTATCCAATTCTTGATCACACATCATGATAATGAAGTCGAGAATCTCTTCTTCATTAACCTCGTCCTTATTATCAATAAATCTCTTCTCATATTTGGTCTCCCAACGATCTAAATTCTTAAGTGTGTATCGGAATGTATATTCCTCGCCATCTTCGGTTATAAACTCGTTCTTTTCCTCATCCCAATATTCAACATCTTCCGTTTTTATTGTAAGATACTCTGATCCCATGATACTCACACCTCAAAAAATTTAACAAATAAAAAGGAAGGGGTGCAAAAAATACACCCACAACCTGAATTACTGTGCAGCTGGAGCTGCGGCAGAAGCGGCTGCTTCTTTAAGCCCACGAATATGAGAAGTGATACCAGTAATAAATTTATTAAGGGTAACTCCTTCATCATCATGGAAGTCTTCGATCAAAGCTTCGTAAGCAAGTGAAGTTTTGAAGTCTTCACGAACTTGGTCATTCTTGATGAAGCGTTTTCCATCTTCCGAACGAACGCCGTATGAAGTCAAAACGATGTCGTTCAATAGATCGTACATCTTTTGGTAGTCTTCTTCGGCTTGAACTTTTTCGATGTATTTTGCCATGTCGTCTTTACCGTAACGAGCTTGCAAAGCAATCAATTCCATACGGTTAAGATTGAAGTAAAGAGTTTCCTCTTGTTGGATACCATCGAAATCCTCATAACGAACTTGCTGTTTAATCATACTATGACATACCTCCTATAAAGTGTTAATTAAGACAATAGTTCAATAACTTTTTCTGGCAATGGAAGATATGCATCGGCATCATCTGTACCATACACAGCGTCAAGAACTTTTTGCATCTTAGTTGATTCAACTTGAGTAGAATCAATTGTGATTACAGAAGTTGGTTTGTGACCAGGAACTGTAACTGGAGTTGAAGAAATTGACCAAGATGGGTTTTGTGGTTCTGGACTGTCGTTAACAGTAGCGTGTGAACGTTCTGATGGAGCAGCTTTACATCCATACCAAAGGTGAAGTTTGTAACCGTAATCATTACCTTGAACGTCGTTACCAACGATAGATTTGAATGCAAATCCAAATGGTGTACGGTTTTGTTGGTGTGCAACAGCACCTTTAACAATTGCTTTCATACCGTCACATTCGTCGAATTCAACTGGAGAGTTGAATGCTTCGATAGTACCTTCAAAGTTTTCAGCACCAGTAAGTGACAAGTATTTGATGTTGTCCGCATATTGGTCATTTGCTTCAGCTCCTGATGGAGATTCGTTAGCAGCAGTGATACCGTTCCAAGCAACACCTTTAGGATATTGACCAGATGCGTTTTGTACAAACAATACGGCTTCGGAAACACCAGTTTCATAAATACGTTTTCCGAGTTCGTCGAATTTAAGTTTAGCCATTAGCTAATCCTCCCGTGTTAATTTTTAAAATAGTGTGATGCATATTATCGACAATGAATTCATTCTCATACACGCAGTATTGGTTTTCCAAAAGTTGAGGTAAGATTGGAGTCTCGACACGTTTGTCGATTATCGTGATTTGATATACTTCGTGTGAATGATAACGAACATTGTCTGCATGCCGTTGTCTAATACCCGTTCTCTTATAAAGAATGCATGGGTACGTCAAAGTGGTGTTTGATGTAGGATTATAGAAGAGTTTATAATCCTCATTAGACTTCCGAATCGCTTCGGTTAGAATCTGTCGGATAAGCATTCTTTTGCTCATTGTAAACTCCTCCTAAATCCAAGATCACTCTAGGCGGTTTAATGGTGAAGCTTTCAACTTTCCATTTAACGCCCTGATATTCCAAATACTGAAGATTTGAAATATGTTTCATAAAGAATTGATCAGCTACTAATGAAATCTGGTTGGTAATTCGTATGTTATCAATTGTCGATTTGTCGCCATTTTGATCATGATGGTAACGACTCGTAACAACATCGCCGCGTACTTTCTTAACAACCACTTGAGGCTCGAACACATCCGGCTCAACCTCTACATCAGTAATCCGAAAACCCGCGTTACCAGAGTATTTCATTATCCGCCTACTCGAGGTGATTCAGTTCCAGTCGCAGCGGCAGGAGCGGCTGTACCATTTTCTGGAGTGAAGTACACAGCAGATTTAGCGCGCACAAGAGCTCCTGAAAGACGAGCTTCAATAAGGTATTTTTGTTTGTTATAGTCAATATCGAAGTGTTCAAATGTGTTAACTTCGCCACCTTTATTAGTACCGATTTGGTAGTCAGCAAGGTTAACCATGATCATTTCGTCTTCTTTCAAGAAGTTAGTTTCAACGATATCAGCTACTCCAAACAATGAAGCAAGATATTCTTTAGTCGCTGGTTGTTGTCCACCGAATACCCATTGTTCGTTCTTGTTGCGCAAGAAGCGAAGTTTAGTAAGGAAGAGTGGGTTAACATAAAGAGTTGGTGTACCAGAACCGAGCATCTTAGTCTTGAATTCCGCAACAGTTTGGAACAAGTCAAGAAGCATCTTAGGATTGTATTTAGCTTTGATTGTGTAGAAGTCTTCGTCTTTAGAGATAGGACGGATCTTGTCTTCTTTGATCTTAGCAGCATCGCCAGTATTACGACCATCTGATACGAGGATTGCTTGTGCAATTTCATCATTCAACTTGATACGCATTTCTTGGTTAAAGAAAGCTGCAACGTTCAATTGTTGGCCGATATCGATAGCATCGTCACGGTCAATTGATTGTTTTTTATAGATTGTGGTTGGGTCAGTTTTACGAGAAAGGAATGAAATGATTTGTTCTTTCTTTTCTGTACCCTTGATGTAACCTTTCGCACGAAGTTGTTCGTCAGTGAGGTCAGACAAGTCAGTCATGATTGATTTAACAAATGCTGTAGGAACTTTAGTTACCTTAGACAAGATATGTTCTGTAGCAGTGTTAGGTGAGTAGATTACTTGAACACCATTTTGTAATTGGTGATCTGGGAACAACTTGTCGATGTTGTTCATTGAGTGTTTAAGAGTGTCGCCGTTTTCAAAGTCTACAAGAACGTTACTAAGTTTGAGACCACGATCTTTGGCGGTTTGCATAGCTTCTGTTAATGAGTGGCGAATTTCTTCGTTGTTATTAGCAGATGTTTGTTCGAATGCGTTATAGTGCATCAAAGTTCCTCCCTTGTCGTATTGTTCGATTTCTTCTTCATCTTCTTCATCATCAGCTTCAGAAGCGAGTTCATCAAGAATTTCATTAACTCGAGCATCCACAGCGGCATCAAATTCTTTTTCGATAGCGTCTTCATGCGCTTCCAATGCTGCGTTAGCCGCAGCTTCAGTCAAGATAGATACAGCTTCTTGTTGGTCTTCATTAAGAGTTCCCAATACTTCGTCGAGAACTGCAGATTCAGTACCTTCTTCAGCGTGTTGAATACGGTCGAATACACTAACTCGTGCTTCGTCACCTAACAACACATTGCTAGCTGAATGAATAAGTTCGTTACTTTCCATTACGATACTTTCCCCTTCGTCTGGATTATCAGAGTGCTGCAGCACTTCTGTAATTACGGCTCCAGGATTGGCTCCTGCGAGCACAAGCGATACTTCATAGATGTTACCATGAATGACGTCGTTTTGCGGAGTACGTTTAATACGATTCGCTCCGATTGACATACACATGATATCACCATGTTGTACGAGTTCTTTGGCGTTAACAGCTTTTTGAGTATTATTGAAATACCCTTCGCCATAAACACCCTCATCCGCATGATGCAATAGCACATGTCCGATGATATTTTCAGGCGTGCTCGGGTCGTGTGACCAAACCAGAGGAACCTTCTTACCATCGTTCTCAGCAAATGCTCCATGACGAATGGTGACACCGTCTGTACAACGCATGTCATTACGGGTTACATAACCCGCGAAATCATACTTAGGATGTTTTCCCATGAATACGATTTACCTCCGTCAATTATTTGCCGCCATTTTGAAGTTGTCTTAGGTACTCGAGATAGCCGTCTTCATCCAGTTCTTCTGGATTCTCTTCGTAGCCTTCATCTTCAGGGGACGCGACCGACCCAGGTACAGAAACATCTTGATTGTTATCAGCGATGTTAGGATTATACAATTGATCGGCCATAGGATCTGTAATAGGTCCATAGCCAATAACTGCACGGAATTCGTTCGATGTGAGAATTCTGTTCCGTAGCAATGAGTCGCCAATTGTTGCGAGTTGACTTGTTGGTACAAGTTTAAATGGATCATTATACGTAACAATACGATGTCCTTGCGTATAACCAGTCTTAGTGATGAATTTACGTTGGAATTCTTCTTTAATACGAGTCACAATAGGATCGATTGTGCGAGTATAATAATTCTGCATTTGCTCAGCGTTAGCTGTCCCATCAAATACCGCTTTGGTTAATCCTATCTGCGATAAAAGCTCATCAGTTAGATACTTAATTTCGTCCATCAGATTAGAATTAACCGGGCGATTGAGTTGGGTGATCTTTTCATCGGCAGCAACATAAGCAATACCCATAGGAGATTCTTTAAGTTGAACCTCGATGTCCTTAATACGATCATTAGCTTCTTTTCGCTTAATGTCGTTTCGAACAGGTACTGGTAATTGCAGAATCATGTTCCATTTGTTAGCAATGGCTTCTCTATCCTGAGCATCTAATAAAGATAACTTTTGCAAGAGACGAGACATTGTTGGATTTTCGGGTCCAATAATGTTTGCCAAAGGATTCTCGATAATCGCACACATTTTCTTTGGTACAATAATCTCTGAGAAATCACCTTTTGCTTCGTTATAAATTTTAACACGAATTTTGGTTGGATACCACTCCAAAATCTTTCCGACACGCATGGATGTAATATCATATGCGTCAGATGTCATTGGATCAATTGTTGCTTCTAAAGGGACGGCAGCAACAACTCCATCATCAAACAATGAGTAAACCAAATCGTGGAAGAAATCAGTTGACGATTGGTCAATATTCATTTCTACGTCGAACAGACGCTGCAATGACGATTTCTTTTGTACAGTTTGGTTCTCTCCGTCGTTCTCCAATTTAACGTGTTGAAATTTAACCATAGCTGCGTCCATAGCGATCCTGTTAAAGATCATAGACGCAATTGATGAACGACTATATGATCGTCCGGCTATGGAAGTGTTTGGGCTTAAAGCCCGTGGCTCATCGGACAGTTGAAATACATCATCCGTCTCAACGAAATTGGAAGTAGTTTTCGTTTTGGAAAACATAGACCAAGCATGCGTAAGTCCATCTGTAAAAATACTCATATTGGCCTTTCTATGATACAAATAAGTCTAAATTATGTTTGTAAGCAACCCATGCGTCGATTAATGCGGCTACATTATCGATCTTTTCATCAGCTCTTCGCTTAGATAATTTGTAGTTACCGTTATTATCTTGAATAGCAACGGCATTACCCATAGCAAATTTCATAAGCTCTTCATCAAAGATCAATTGTCGTTCCATAGCCAAGTTCTTAAGCTCACCCATTGGGACAGACTCTGTTCTAGAACCTTGAATAATCTTTTCAACGCCATACTCACCATTTTCACGAACCCATCTTTCAACGAACTCTCTGGCATTATATGGGTCGAAACCAAACGCATAAACCGAATACTTGTGCTCATAAATGAAGTTCGACAAATCGTCATACACTTTCATCATGTTCAGAATTGTATCTGGCATGACAACAAGCGTACCCTCATTTATGAATTCATCATACTTATTACGCATAGCGGACGTTAGTTTCTTAAGTTTGCTTTCACAAACATATGAACGTGTTTTAACACCAAATCGACCACGACCAATCGGGAATAAGAATGTAAACGCACAGAAGTCATCACCTTGAGAAAGGTCACCACCGAGTGCACATTCAAGTCCATCAAAGTTTTGTGGTCTATGAGGAATCGTTTCTTCGTAAACGAAGAAGTATGTATAACCTTCAACAGGAATACCGAAACGTTTTGCTAGAATATCCGCTCTATCAGAGGGTTGGTGTTCGGCTTGTTCGACCTCACGTCGATATGTCTCATAAGAAACTGTAGCCCCAAGATTAGGATTTGCTTTCATCCACATCTCTGGAAAAGCTACTTCACGTACGTCGTCCAAACGGTAATACCAAATAGATACATGAGGATTAAAGAATCGTCCTTCCAGAATATCTGTAAGTTCCATCTTAATTGTGTCCCCAACACCATCCCGGGCAGTACCTTCAGACGAAGTTGCTATAATCATGTAATTATCATTCTTAGAAGCACCCTGTTCTATTGCTCCAATAACGTTTTCGCGAACATCACCGGATAACCATTCATCTACCGAAGCGTATTTACAACGAAGACCTTGAAGCTTGTCAATAGACATTGGGCGAATTTCTAATAGACTATTTGTAGCGAAGTTTTCAACACCCTTTTTAGTCGATGCCAACAATTGTTTCTGAGTGAGATTACCCGTCATCTTAGATCCTTGAACCATGTATTGCACAAGAGGGCCTTTGGCTCTACTTAATGCGGTACGGAATGGTCCCATGATCTCTTCTGCTTGTTTCATTGTTGGTGCACAAACTACTTGGTGTGTTGTGGTTGTGTCTATAAGCAACATGTATGCTTGCATAAATGTTGAGTATAGAGATTTAGCGGCCCCACGTCCCACAATCAAGAATTGTTTGTTCGTAAGTCGCTTGAATTTTGATTTTATCTCCCATTTACCGAGTTTAGGATTGTATACCCTTTCCTCTGAGAGATAGAACCATGCGAGGGCACATTCAGCCCATAATTTAAATGATGGTAGAAGAGTTACGTCACTACCATCTGTGAGGGTCATTTCATTCTCGCAAAACCTAACGAAGCCCTCGATGGCTTTATTATCATAGTAATAATCCGGTGACTCAATTAAGAAATCAATACGGTTCATTTCCAGTGACACCATCCGATTTACCGGAATCTCACCTCTAAGAACTTGCTCCTTAAACTTCATGTACTCTTCCGGATATGCTTTGTTAGATAGTACCAAAAGAAACCCCTTTTTATCTTCTGTTATTTGAAGTCAATTTGTCGAAAGCGTAATTCGTACCTTTTTGCGCCGCTGTTTGAATAGCAACATCAACAACCTTGTTAACAGCCGTGTCACCAAGTTGTTTAGCTCTTCCTGGCGGCTTCATAGAAACAACAGCCGAACGTTTAACTTGTTCTGCGAAATCGTTTTCTAATCGAAGACGATTTGTGGCTTTTCGAATATCTTCGTCGCTCATGTTAGTACGATCGAGATACTTTTTACGCCATTCTTTGTTTCTGGCGGCAGAAGCTTTCTTCAATCGTTTAGCTTCCCTGCGTCTCTGACGCCGAACGCCCCACTTCATACCTCGAACACCAAAGTGCTCAATTACATCAGAAGAATTGTCTATTGAAACAATATTATTGTTCATTGTACTCTCCCTTCTGAATAATAATTCTATGGGCGGTATTGTTGATGCTTGTGGTTAGTGTTGTTAAAACACTTCCAGCAGGCGGATCGAATACCACTCGTATGGAAAGGAATATGTACTGCTTGACGAGTCTTAATAGATGTTTGTCAGATTCTTTTAACAATTGACTCCATTCGGTATCTTTTGTTATGTCACAATCTGGGTGTACTTTGGTAAGTTGTGATAACGTACCAACAATACCATCGATTTCCAACAATAGTCGAGAATCGAACCCGGAATCTTCTTCTGAAGCAAAATCTAAAGTACTCTTAACATCGTCTAAAATTTTTGACATTAGTACCTCACCATAGTTTTGTATCACCAGGCTTTCTTTCCACATATACACTTTGGGATCTATCTCCATAATGGATTATGTTGTGTGTCTTAATAGAAGTTGTAATCAACCGATTGGGATTTAACAATACGTCTTCGTCCCAATTTAGTATGTCCTCTTCTTCCAATGGGAAAATGTGGTGAACTAAGATCGGCCCTTCGATATCCATACCAGGAACACCCAAATCGTAACCGAGATCTCGAGCAATGACTTGATCACGAAGATCCATCCATAGTCTTGACCGGTAAAATTTATTCGAGATTGTTCTTGGAGAGATGTATCCCTTCTTGTATAGAGAAAGATAGTTTAGTCGATCACCATATGACGAGTACTTAATTAATTCATCGTAAGATAAATCTAATAGAAGCTCTCTATTCGACATTGAACTCCTCCGACGGCATATAACCACGAATAGCATTAATAACTTCTTGACTGTCGCCTTTACCTTTGACTTCACTGTCAATCAAAGCGACTTTAGAATCATTAAGTTTGTTCTTGGCTCTAAGACCTTCTAGTTGGAGTTCGTTTTCTACTGTACCATAACGCAATAGAGCGTTCAAAGTACTTGGAGCTATGGTACCATCGTCTAATTGGCGCTCGGCCAAGTCGAATGCTTTCTTTGTAAGTTTTAGCATTCGTCCTTCTGGTGTTAATGCTTGACGAATATCGTCCGTTTCATTTCTTCTCCGGGGCATTTGTAGATACCTCCGAATTGCTAGCACTTTCCTGAAGTCTGCGTAACGTTTGGACAGCGTTCTCGATATAGTCTTCCGCTTGAGCGGTAGTTAATTGAGTACGTGTTTCATTAGCGAAATGAAGTAGCTTGTCTAGAGCTGCTTGTTTCTTACTGTCGTTAGCAATGTCCAAGCGGTCGAGTGATGATACGATGATCATTGCTCGTTCGGCCAGCGTAATAACCTTTTTGTTGTGCGTGATAGCTCCGAGGTATTTAATCCCTTCAACAACCAATGGTGCTACCATGACAACTAACGTAATTAAATTAAGTACGTTTTCTAACATTACGTTTTACCTCTTCCCTTGATTTTTCTTCTTCCACATAATCATTCACTACCCGACTAACATACGAGTTTCCGCCGTTTTGGACGTACTGGTCATACAATGTCAGAACTTCGTTGTTCGACAATCGTCCGGAATGGATGCCGGTGATGATTTGTAACCTCAAGAAGTCTCGCTCTTGGGTCTTTCTCATCTCTTCCATGCTGATAGCTAACGCCTCAATGGAATTTTTGATACCTTCGATCTCTTGGTTTTGCTTTTCTTCGAGTTTGTTCCAGAGTTTCTTGAACACACGAGTTGAAAAACCAACAATTGAAGCTCCTATACCGACATAAAGTCCGATCTGAGAAAGAACTTCAGGAGATAGTAGCCACTTTAGCAGACCAACGAAGTGGTCATGTACTTCTGTGTGCATAGTTCTAGTCTCCTTTGATTTAGTTACCCTATACTTTGACCCTAGAATTTGGGTCAAAAACCACTCCGGGG